TGCCGCGAACAGGCATTTTAGTTGCCTATATATCAGTGTCTGGAACTGTTTTGTCCCCTTTTTGTCCCCTTTGGCTGGCAAATTTAGAAGCATCCAGAAGCAAGTTATTAAATCGTGTTTCAACGGCTTCGCTGTGGCAGATAATTTAGTGCACAAAAATAAGCCTCCCGCCATTACTGGTAGGAGGCATTTTTGTTACCTGATATACAGGCTTTCGCCCGGATAGATCAAGCTGTAGATTGACTTGCCATTGTTAGCGGCTAACGTGTACATGCTGATACTGTACTTGCTGGCAATGCTCCAGAAGCTGTCACCAGAGCGGACTGTGTAGTACGTGTGGCTTACCAGCGAAGTATATCCAGACGAACGCGAGCCATAGCTCTCCCCACCATTCACGCCTAAGGCAACATAGTGATACCTGCCTGAGTAGCTGAGATAACGCGCCCAAACATATGTGCCACGGATATACACGTGATCATAAATCACACTTTCACCGGGTGCATAGCTACCAACGGATGCATATCCAGTTCCGGCACCCGTGCGAATGTTTACCGTCGTGGACGGCTTGAAAACACCCGCTTGCGCATAGTCGGTATCACTGGCTGCATTCGATTTCGCTGGTTTGCTTGGTGCTGGAGTGATAGGTGTTACTGGTTGCTTCGAGTAGCCATTATCGGTGACGCCAAGCAAATCAATATTACCGTCGAGGCCTTGCGACAGCCCAAATGCGCTCGTGTACTGCCAAATAGCTACCCCATCCATACTTGGAAAATAACCATAGTCTGGTTTGGTAGTTGGCATATAATCACGGTAAGCAGCGATCCAAAGGCTGTCAGGAAACTCTCTCAGAATGCGCTGATAGTCAACATGTGCCAATGTATACGGTTTGTAGCTGTAATACATCGGTGTGTAACCCTCAGCTTGAATGCGCCGCATGCCAGCTAAAATTGCATCCGTATTAGCTGCCATATTGCCAGAAGCACCATCTTCGTAGTCCAAAGCAACGATGCTTCCCTTCGGCGTCTGTGCTTTGATACGAGGCATATAACGGTCAAGTGCTTCTAATCCCAACTGGCTACTTGCACCAACACCATACCAGATGTAGCTATGCACACGTTTTCCTGCCGCCTTGGCACTAGCAATTTGGCTATCATACGTCCACTGATCGATATACGTACCACCGTAAGTTCCGCCAATCTGAGCTATGACGAACTTATCTTGATCGGTGCCGTATCGTCCACTTGCTCCCTGATACTTTGACCAATCAGGTCCCTGATCACCCTTTGCCGCATTGACCTGCGATGGCAAGGCAAAAGAAATAGCCGCCAAGAAGGCGACTACCAAGGTGATGAGTTTAGTTTTAAATTTCATGGTGCCCTCCTTATTGCTGTGGAGCAGCAGATGATGGTGCTGCCTGAGTAGCCGATTCTCCATAGCTAGGGCCAACCAGCTTTGTCCACTGGTATTTGCTTGGATCATTGCTATCTTCTTGGTCATAGCTGAAGTATGCACCCATATATGATTTCCCAAGGGGATCCTTTGTAGAGAAGTCTACTGTGCCGTCAGCGCTGTTGGCATAAGCAACATGGGGATAATATTGCAAATTCGTTACTTGAATGCCTTCTCTTTTCGGATAGGTTTCTGCTAGGCTGTCTTTCAAATCCGCATAAGCTTTTTCAACTGCGTTGGCAATCGTCCGCTCGTCTGTGCTGGTGAATCCAAGTGATTTTAAGCCTTCTTTCACAGCCTGAATGGCAGTCGATTTCTTAACCGCACCGTCAATCGCCTGTGTCACACCAAGCTGTTCTGCCGCAGTTACGGCTGCGTTTGCCAATGGGCCTAATACCTTTACCAAAGTGAGTGCTTGTTTGTTAGCCAGCAGCTGTTTTGAGATCCAAGCCCCAATGATCGGGATTGCTGCTACTGCAAGTGATACCAAAAGTTCTGTCAAATTATTCATCATCATTATCTCCTTTAATGCCTACATGGTCTTCCAATCGAGTAATCCTAACCGAGTGACTGCCAAGCTCATCATCGTGTGTCCTCAAGTGTTGTCCCAAGTCTGTCAGCGATTGTTCATGCAGTTTGAGCTGACGATTAATCGTCTCTGAAAGCATTTGAATATCAGAGCGTAAAGGATCTAAGGCAATCTTTTTGAACAGCCAGCTGCCAGCGCTCACGCCCACCCCTATGATTGATATGAACTCCGCCCAGTCACCAATCGTGTATCCAAAAAATGTCACTTTCTCACTTCCTTCCACAAAAATAGCCGCTAGCTTTTGCTGGCGACATAGTCACTGCCTGTGATTTGCTTGTATTGATCCTCAGTTATTTGCTGGCCTACGTACTGTTCTATCGGGCACCCCCAAGAATATAGCGTGGCACAAAATTCAAAGTCACTCATTTTTCCCACCATCCTCAAGCTTTGTCACACGGGCATACAGCGCGGCAATCATCTGCTGTTCTGGTGACGGTCCGGGGAGTGGATGATTATTAGCCGGATCGTAACCCTCATCGGCAACGATTTTGCCGTCTACAAGAGATGCGTGACCCTCAAAAAACTGAGACACGTCAGTTGCCTCGATGATTTGTTGACCGTCCTCTGTTGGTCCTACTTTAGCATCTTCCGCTTCATAGGCCCAATTGGTCAGTCGTTTTTGGTCATCTAGCCAAATCTTAATCTTCATTTTAAATCACCACCGCATCATTGGTCGGATATGCGTCACGAGTAATGAAACCCAAGCTGCCAGCATACCCGCCTTGTCCACGCCACGGAATGATGTAAATTCCACCCGCTGAAACATACAATTCACAGGCCGCACCCGTATACGACATGCTACCGAGCAACCTTGCTGCATCATCATTATTAAATGGACTATATCCTGGTCGAATGTTGGCAATTTTGACCCATCCATTACCAGTCTTCATTTCAAAAGCAATCCCAATGGCGACATTTGGGCCTTTTCTTGAATATGAGATATTTAAGTTCTTGACATCATTAGTTTCCAGCCCCGAGTCTTTGTGATAGTAATCAACTGCATCATGAGCATTAAAAGTGGAAGTGATGTATTTGGCAGAATTACCCAATCCGCTGACTAGGTCTGTCAGTTCAAGAACACCCATCGAAATCCTGCTGGTACGCATTTGTGTTGTTCCATCTGTCTGCGTAATGTATGACAGTAATCCATCGGGATTTACTTCAGTGTGATAGTTTTGACCGTTTGGCTTGCCATTGGTATCCTCAACATTACCTGAAATGACATATGAAGCACCATTTAAAGACAAAGTACCAGTTGACTTAACATTTGATCCTTCGATACTAACATGTGAAAAAGGGACATTTATCGTTGGAGAATTAATAGTTGAGGTATCAACCTCAATCGATTGCAGTTTTTTGATGCTAAGCACTGCCTGCTGAATGCTCTGGTCAACCCAAGTTGACCCATTGTAATACTGCAATGCTGTGGCATCGTTAAGTGTTGTCCCATGCCACCACAAATCGCCTTTCTTGGGGCCAGCGGGTGTTCCCAACTGAATGTACGTGTATGGCACATCCTTGCTTCCGGGAACACCTTGAACTCCTTGAGGTCCCTGTGGCCCTTGAGGGCCAGTTGCACCTTGTGGCCCCTGGGGTCCTTGTACTAATTGCCATGCATAATCGCCAGGATTAGTACTGTCTGCTTGCGTAAAGTCTGTATAAGTACCGATGTACTTGCGAGAACCCGGTGTATCCAATGAGAAGTTAATGTTCCCATCACTGCTATCGGCATAGGCAATATGAAAGTACGATGTCTTACCATCTTCACCAGCTTTACCCGGTGTACCTTGCGCACCATCAGCACCTTTAATCAATGACCAAGCATACTTGGTTGGGTCATTGCTATCAGTAGCAGTTTGATCAACATACATACCGATGTAAGTCGTTGAAGTAGAAGGCGTTTGTGTAAAACCAGCTCCTGAATTTGAAGTTCCATAGGCAATATGAGTGTAGCTTGATTTACCATCAGCTCCAGCCGGCCCTTTGATGCCTTGATCACCCTTAGGTCCTTGCAGACCTTGTAAACCTTGAGCACCTGTGTCACCCTTTGGACCTTGTGGCCCTTGTGGCCCTTGTACTAGTTGCCAACTATAAACAGCCGGATTGTTGCTATCGGCCTGTGTGAAATCTGTATAACTACCAATGTACTTGCGAGAGCCGGGAGTATCCAATGAGAAGTTAATGTTCCCATCACTGCTATCGGCATAGGCAATATGAAAGTACGATGTCTTACCATCTTCACCAGCTTTACCTGGTGCACCTTGCGCACCATCAGCGCCTTTAATCAATGACCAAGCATACTTGGTTGGGTCATTGCTATCAGTAGCAGTTTGATCAACATACATACCGATGTAAGTCGTTGAAGTAGAAGGCGTTTGTGTAAAACCAGCTCCTGAATTTGAAGTTCCATAGGCAATATGAGTGTAGCTTGATTTACCATCAGCTCCAGCCGGCCCTTTGATGCCTTGATCACCCTTAGGTCCTTGCAGACCTTGTAAACCTTGAGCACCTGTGTCACCCTTCGGCCCAGTAGCACCGGCTTGTGCGACTGAATAACCGACTTCATTCGTTCCATCAGTATAGAGCCACGTTGTCCGTGTCCACATGAATTGTCCAGGAGCAATGCTTGGAATGGTTGCTGACCAGCCTGTGCTTGGCTTAGTGACACCGTTTAACGAAACAGCATACTCAATAACGGTTGTCTTGATACCTACTCCGTCTTTACCAGCAATTCCGTCAGAACCATTGTTTCCGTCTTTGCCGATATAGGTCACCTGATAGCCGTCTTCGCTGGTACTGTCCGAGTAATTCCATGTGGTTTTCGTCCACAGATACTGGCCTTTAACCAATGTCGGAACCGTTGAACTCCAAGTGCTCGTTGGCTTAGTTGTACCAGAAGTGCCTAACTGATAAGTAACTACAGTGGATTTAACACTAACCCCGTCTTTACCCGGTAGACCATCTGCCCCCGTGTCACCTTTATCGCCTTTGTCACCTTTAAAAAGCGCCCAATTGTAATCAGCTGGATTTGTACTATCTGCCTGTGTGAAATCGCTATAGGTGCCAATATACTTTTTGCCATCACCACCAGATACCGTGAACCCACTTTGACCGCTTACATCATTCGCCCAAGCAGTGTGAAAATAGCTTGTACGGCCATCAGCACCCTTGGCACCCGGAACACCGTCAGCACCATCTTTGCCCTGAATCAATGCCCACTTGCCGACGTAATCAGCCGGATTGTCACTTGGCACGGATGTCTTATTTGACCAAACGATTGCCATATACTTCTTACCAGCAGGTAACGCTGACATGTTAGTGCCTTTGTCATCATCGGCATAACGAAGCCATGGATAAAACTGAATAGTCTTGGGCATGTTGGCCATCTTATTAGCAAGATCGCTGAGCCGTTGGTCAAAGCTGACTGTTTCATGAGCGAACTCACCCAAAGTAAGCTTGACAGAATGGTTAGCACGGCTGCGCTGAATGCTCAACACTTTGGCAGACAGGAATAGCTGTTGATTCTCATCGGCAATGTGGACGGTTTGATTAAGCGGTACGTATGGTGAATTAACCAAATCAATATCGTAAGTCTCGTTCGGATGATTGTATTTCTTCAAGTCTGCTAAGGCTGCCTGCAAAAGTTCGGCCTGCGTTTTTGAATCAAACGTTTTAACCCGATTCCAGTCAGACTGTGTTGGGTTAGGGTTGCTGTTGCTTAGCAAGCGCGAATATTTCTGCACAGCAATGGTATCGTGCAAGAACCCGTACTGATCAAGCACAAACTGTCCCGTTGGATCAGTCCAGTTGTAGCCGATCAAGTTGATTGGGTCCTTATTAGTTGATCCATCCGTGCTTTCTGGCACCGCTCCATAAGCCTTGATCGATGTTTCCATGTCATAGGTATCGAGGTGCGTGACGATATTGTTGATGTCCTTATTCATTTCAAAGGAAATCAAGCTGTCACCGGCCGTTTCATGTCGAATGTTAATGACATGCTTAACCAAATTCGTTCCAACAAACTCAAAGCCAAAGCTAAGCACTGCATCAAAATCTTTTGCCACGGCAATAATGCGAGCCAGTGAAGTTGCTTCCTCAGTCCACTCAAGTGTTCGAACATTGTCAGGAAATTCGTTGATGCCAATCTCCCAGCCAGAATCATTTGTAAACATGAGGATGTATTCAGCAACCGTATACGGTTTGTCGGCCTTGAAGGCGCCAACGGTTTCGTTAATCAAATCATTACCCGCGTCGCTGGCAACAATTGAGTGAATGTGGCCTAGTGAATCATGGTCAACCGATTCAATCACCATTTGGTGAGCGTTGCCTTCTTCATCTTGATACATGATGAAGTGGGTTGCTTTAGCCATCTCATTGACTGCTTGTTCCTGATCAGTCGTGAAGTGAATATCAAGAGAAAGCTCGACCGCAGGGCGATTGTCAACACTTTGTGTTTCTATATCGTTGTCAATTCGCCATTCGCCTTTGCCATCAGTCGACCCAACACCCAAAATGTTTGATTTTCGATCTGCAAAGTAATACTCCATTTATAGCCAGGCCTCCCTTATCTCGACTTCACATGCAAATGGTTGTGCCCAGCTCGAGGGCGTGATAGCAATCTTAGTATCACCGGGTGGCAGTTTGAATTGCTCCCATTGATTACCGAGCGTGTGCATGGTTGGGTCAAGAGAACCATTCAAGTACGTCTTAGCGTTAGCCACATCAATCTTGAGAACATCACCATTGCTAAAACGATTCTTGATATTCGTATACCAGCTAACGTTCTGCCATTTGACGGTGGACGCAATCAGATACATAGTCGACTCTCCCCATGTCTTGTCACGCATGAACCACGTTGAGAATTGCTTGGTCTCAACATCGGCAGCGTCCGCAAAAGTGAATTGACGGGTAATAGTCGTCTCTCGTCCTTGATTGCCAACCCATGGGGACACTCGGAAAACAACTGAATTACCAAATTTCTGTAATTTCAACTGAATGAACTTGTCATTAGTGAAAATGCTGCGATCCAACTGTTCATTGACGACTAGCTGATCTTTGTAGTAACACATCCACCAAAGCTGATCGGACAATGCGCTATTATCCTTCAGTATCATCTGGAAAATTGGCTTACCGTCACTCTCTAACGTTGTTTCGAGCGCGCCTACCTTTGATACACCAGTTTGGAAGCGTGTCATAACGTCCCATGTGAGATTGCTCTTGAAGTTACCGTTATGCGTCTGGACGAGATTGTGCTTGATTGAAGGACCGTTCCAATACTTATGGTCGCCAGTAATACTGGGCCAATTAGGCTCAACCTTCCAGCCATCATAATCGTCATGAGTCCAAATCGCATTGCCAATCTGTTCATTAGGCATACTAGGATTACCACCCCAATAGGGATTGTTTGTGGCGGCTTGATTATCCATATGTGAGCCTTGAACAGCAGCTAAGTTAAGTGCTACTTCGCTTTCTTCGGTGGTGAAACCATCTATTTCTTGCGTGCCAAATTGGAGAATACCCGGGCGATCATTAACAATCCCAACCATGCCGTTATCAGCGTGCATAGTTGCCGTAATAACTGGCTCAACAGGATAGGTACCACCATTGTGCACTGTGATGGTGTCGGAAAGCGTGCCGTCTTCGCTTTTGTTATCAAACGTCTGTGTGGCTACCGAGTGCGCAATGCCATCGGGGACCATGAATACCAAATCAACTTTAGCAATATAATCAAATGTTCCATCATATTCCTGTGTTCCTTCAAATATTGCATCAAAGTAGCGATCTGGATAATTCGATAGTTTCAGTTGCTTTGTCGCGTTTCCGCTTAACAATGAAATAAGATGATCTCGCGTTTCAGCAACTGTTAATTCTGAATTTTCAGAAAGTATTGTGCCTTCAATCGTAATTGGTGTTTTAGCGTTGCGCGAATAAGTCAGTTGTTCCCCGTCAGATAGGCCGACCTGGTCGTATTTGTTGTCCTTATATAAAAAAGGCATTGTAATATTTGACACGATAAAATAAGGAGACAAATCCACATCTCCGAATGTTACCGTAATAACTTTTTTCAACTTGTGATGCCCCTTCCTCGTGCTTGCCTTTTGTCACTAATCTTTTGTATCTGATCAAGATATGGATACATTATTTTCGCTACAGATTGTCCATTTATGGTAAAGTCAGTTTCTCTTGTCAGCAAAGTGGCTAACAACGCTTTTATTGATCCAAGCAATGTTTCTATATTGCTGTTATCAGAGTTATTAGTGACTGTGACTGAAGATACTTGTCCAAGCGATTGAGTCACTTGGTTTGCTAGGCTAAGTGCTGTTGCGTTTGCTGGAATGTCTTTACCATTGGCGTATTGAGGCAACTTTGGAAACATTCTAGCCGTCATTCCGGCAGGGACAATTTGAGCATGCTTTTCAATTGGTTTAATCACATTACGACCAAATGGAATCTCAATTCCACCATTAGGGTGGATAATAGCTTCACGGAACGTTGGACCTTTTTGATCGTTAACCATTGCGAGGCCGCCAGCAAAATTAGAATCACCTTTAGCTCGTGTTGCTACATTTGCTGAACCGCCACCAGCTCGCCCCTGCGTGATATGTTCTTCAACATAAATAGTTTTCAAAACAGATGTTTTGGTTTGTTCAACAAATGAATCGACAGCTGCTTTAGCTTGTGCGGCGGGTTGTGTAGATTCGTCAATGGCTTTCAAAATTGCTTGCCGTACTTTAGATGACACATCGTTCCATATGCCCAAATCTTTTAGGGTCTCTTGCAACGCTGCTCCTGTCTTGGCTTGCGCAATTAATTGCTGCTGTTTAGGCGTCAAGCTATCCCATTTGCCTACGTTTGCAAGGGCTTCAATTGTCGCACTATTTGTTTTGTTAATTGCCCATATCTGAGCTTCCTTCCAGTCAGATACATTCCACTGATTGTTAGCAATCATGGCGCTTGCTACTTGCTCTTTAGCATTTGAAGACAAATGTAGATCACTCTGAATCCACTTCAAGTCGTCCCACTGCTTGTTAGCAGCTAGGGCTTTTGCAACCATGTCTTGAGCGTTTGTTGTCATTTTGCCTTCTTGTAGCAAAAGCTGAATAGCATTCCAAGTCTTGCCGCTTTTAACGGCCTTTTGAACCTCTTCAACGGCATTTGTCTTGACTTTGCCATTTTTATCTGTCAGCTTCAGGTTGTTCCAACTTTCAGCAGCCTTTTTGACAGAGCCAGATAAGCCATCTAATGAGACGCTGACGGCTTTTTTAGTTTGATCTGCTGCGGCCTTAGTTCTACTGTTGTACGTATCCCACGCTTCAGCGGCTTGCGTAGCAGTAAATCCATACTGTTGTGTCAGCTCAGAAATGATTTCAGAATGTGACTTACCTTGCGCTTTAGCAACTCTGATATAGTCTCCGCCGAGCTTATCCATCGTTGCAATGTGTTCCCGTTCAAGGGCTTCAATAGCCACGTTTTTTTCAGTTTCAGAGAGCTGTGCGTTACCATTGATTGCTTTAAGCCTTTGCTCATAGCTCGACATCTCTTGGTACGAAGCATCACCAATAGACTTTGCCATTGATGACAATTGCTTTACGGACATCTTGCTGGTTTCGCCTAGCTCAGCAGCAAGCACTTGACGTTGCTGTTTTGCCGTTAATCCAAGTGTCTTAATCTGAGCTTCGGCCATTTCATCTTGAATATTGCCAATCTTAACGCGTTGTTCTGCATTAAGAGCAACGTTGTTGTCAGCTGAATTTTTCAAAATGTCATGTGCTTCTTTAGCATATGACTTCATCTTCGCAATCTCTTTGTTACGAGCGGTTTCTTCTTTGCCGGCCTCTTCTTCAAGAGCAGCAGCAGCTTCACCACCAATAGCCTTGGCAACATCATCAGCAGCCTTTTTCTGAGCCTTACTTGCCTTTTGAGCAGATGTAATCATACCGCTGAATGCTGAATTAATAGTCTTTGCGTTGCTAGATACAGAACCGGATGCACCAGACATGGCAACGTCAACTTTGCTTTGGTATTGCGACATTTCAGTTGCCGCAGTATTGGCCGTTTTGCCAATATCAGATCCCCATCGCGAAGCACGGTTGGAAGACTCAACCATCTGTTTGCCGAAGCCTTCCCAAGCAACGACACCAATCGTTGCCGCACCGGCTACAGCTATCATTCCAAGCCCTAACGGAGTCAATGCGCTCCCTAAAACGCCTGTTTCACCAGCGGCAACAGTCATTCTTCCGGCTAAATTTCCAATTAAGCCACCTGTATTGGTTGCGGCACCGCCAGCTTTCGTCAAGGTTCCTACAACATTACCCGTTGCATCTGTTAACTGACCCATAACCGTCTTGGCTGCTTGCGACTTCGCACCCAATCCTGCTATTTTTGCAATAAGGCCAACTGATGAGGTACCTAATTTCCCAAGCCCTGTAGTTAATCTTCCACCAATGCTAAGCACTGGGCCCATGGCAGCAGCCAACAGCCCCCACTTAACAATGTTTTGCTGGACTTGTGGATTTAGTTTACCAAACCAATTAACAGCATCAGTCAAATCCTTGATAATGGGCTGCACACTAGGCAGAACTTTTTGTGCAAGTGTCATCCCCAAGTTTTCAACATTTTGTTGCAGAACTTTTAACTGATTTTGAGCAGACTTAAGGTTCTTTTCCGATAAGCTGCCTACATAGTTCTTTTTCTCAGCCTTATCAACCTGATCATTTAATTCAGCTAACTGTTTGCTGTTTTGTGCGAGAATAATACCGGCTTGCTGACCAGTGGTACCAAAAAGACTGTTAAATACAGCTGCTTTTTTAGTCGCACTCATAGACTTTGTGTGCTGGTTAAGCACATCCATGACAGTACTTAAACTCTTAAGTTGACCGTTAGATCCTACAATCTCGTCTTTCCTGATACCAAGACTGGCAAGAACGTCGTTTTTGGTACCAATATTCTTGACTGCAGTGTTCAAGCTAACGATTACTTTACGTAATCCAGTACCGGCTTTATCGGCCTCCACACCGTTGTTTGACAAGATACCTAAGGCAGATGCAGTTTCTGACAAGGTGAAATGCGCTTGGTGTGCAGTTGCACCAACATATGACATACCAACACCCAAGTCCTGGAAGTTAGTAGCCGTCAGATCGGCCGCATAGGCAAGCTCATTGACGGCCGTCTTGGTGTTTCTAGTCATTTTTGCAGTATTACTTGATTTCATACCAAATGATTCAAGTGTGGATGATGCCACAGAAACAACATCGTTAAAATCATCACCTGATGCCAAAGCACCTTGAAGTTCTGTTTTCATGGCAGCGATAGCTTGTTTAGACGTATAGCCACGTCGTACAAGTTCTTCATAGCCATCAGCAATCTTGCTTACTGATACACCATAATGGTTGGAATATTGAATGGCGTCTGACTGCATTTTATTGACGCCAGAAATAGCCTCTTTTGCCGACTCACCACCGGTAGTTAAAAGGTTTTTAATTACCAAAAGTTTATTTTGGAATCCAATAGCCTTGGCTGTGGCTGCTGCAAAAGCTGTAGCTATAGGAACGGTTATGCCGGTAGTCATGCTATCGCCCAACGACTTCATGCGATTGCCAATAGCTATCTGGGCCGTACCAAGCTTGTTAATTGCACCGGTGACGCCGGTTGTTTTAACACTCATTTCCGCTTCTGCTTGCGCGGTACTGATGTACTGTTTAGCCAGTGATGCAAGTTTTGCTTGTTCGGCTTCAAAATTAGCAGCAAGTCTAGCGGAGCTTTTTGTCATTTCGCCTTTTGAAGTCAGTGATCCGTCGTACGCCTTCTTAGATTCAGCTAAAACCTTTGACTGTGCAGCAATCATCTTGGTCAAGCTTTGTTCTTTAGCACTTAATCCGTCTACTTTACTTCCAAAAGCGTCATAAAAAGAGGCCTGAGCTTTCATCTCAGACCCGAAATATTTCAACTGTGACTTGGCGTTCTTCAGACCGTTACCGAACTTGGTATCATCAAGCCCAAGCTCGATCATCATTTGACCTAATGGTTCTGCCAATTTGTTTCCTCCTTCCTACATTGATTTGATAAAGTCGGTAAGCGATACTGCCTTTTCTTTTTCTGGTTCACTTTGTAGCAGCACCTCTTGTAGCGTCTCCCAATCAGTTTTCATAATGTCATTGATCGTGAACCCCGGAACATTTGTAACAACCGAACGAATCATTTTGTAGATTTGATTTAATGCTTCTTTTCTGCTGATTCGCTCGCTGCCGCTTTTTTTGGGTCAATCCCGAAAAGTTGCTGATTGAAGGTGTTAAATACTTTGTTGAAGTCCCAAGCGGCAACGCCGTCTAAAATTCGTTGCTTTGTTACGCTTTTGTCTTCAAAACAAGAAGCCATAAATTCTGCGTTTTTTTCCATCCAATCTGATTCATCTAGATCAGGAAAGTTCTCGGGAGTTAGTTTTAAGCCTTCGATCAGTTTTAAGGCGGGCACGAATGTTTCTTGAAAGTGCTCAACCTTGCCATCTTTATTACGTAAATCAAGTTTTAGCATGATAAATCTCCTTATATTAAATGCCGCCCTGAACTCAATCAGCATTGTTTATTTCTGAGGCGACAATTGTTTTTTTAAGCGGCAGTGACTGTTACTGCCGTGCTTGCAGTTTTGCTGCCATCGTGTGTTGTTGCGGTAATGGTAGCAGAGCCTTCAGAAACGCCAGTTACTACGCCACTACTGTCAACAGTAGCGACCGATGTTTTACTGGATTCATAGCTAACAGCCTTGTCAGTCGCATCTTCGGGGCTAACTTTAGCCGTTAATGCCGTGGTTGCTCTCACTTTAATGCTCGCCGTTGTCGGTGTCAGAGATACCCCAGACACCGTTACAGTTTTGGGGTTGCCTTTAAAACCTGCGCTTTCACCGTGCTAATAACTTTTGTATCAGACCCGACATATTTAGCAACGTACTCGCCTTTTTGATCACCATTATCAGGTGAACCGGCCGCAGTAAACGTATAGCTATCACCTTCTGGTGCCTTCTTGTCAGCTGGATCTTGTGTATTCAAGGTCTCTTTGTCCTTGGCAAACTTGCCGCGGAAGAAGCCTAAGTATGCGCTGTCCCCAGCCAAACTTTCTGCTTCCAAAAGAACGCCGCAGTATGGTGGGTTAGTGTCATTACCCACATAGGTAATGCCTGCTTCGGTAGTCTTTTGACCGAGAATTTTCGCTTCTGCGTCAAATGGCAAGTCAATCAGGGTGAAGTCTACCGAAACCTCACCAACGCCTTCTTGTGAAATCCAATATTCAATATCTGATGCAGCTGTCTTCAGTGGATTACTAGACAATCCAGAAATTTCGGCAGTGATAGTACCACCTTTATTTGGATCACCTTGAACAACGATTGGTTCACCCTTTGGGGCACCGGAAGCGTCAAACGGTTGAATGGTCATGCGTGGAAAATGTACTAAAGTCATGTGATGACTCCTTTCTAATAGTCAGCGTCATAAAGCTGTGTGACAGTTCGATATCGCCGTGCATCGACATACCGTTTAGTGTCACTAAAAAACTCGTCAAGCCCCTCGGATAATTGCGAGAAGCCTAACGAGTACATGTGTTTTTTGATTGCTTGTTGTATCTGCTTACACAGCATGCGATCACCGGATTGCACATCAATCTGGTAAGTTAGCTGTTGTGCTAATTCTTTATCACTGGCACCAAAAGCAGCTGTTGGAGGAGATAATGGTTTGATGAGAACAAACGTTTCCTTAGAAGCTGCCTCTGGATAGTCGTAATACTTAATCGGATACGGAGACACGATCGGATCACCACGTATCTCTGTATAAATCGTGTTCAGCATGTCTTTCATAGCAGTTTCCTCAATTCAGCCGCTTCTAGCTCTTTCAGCTTCGGCTGCATTTCATCATAGGATGATCGAATTTTCCCTATGCCTCTTGGAGCATACGTGCGCCCATTTCGGGTGTACCCAAATTCGTTGAGATGAACTAAGCGCCACCGTTGTTTTGAACCATCACCAGACCACCCAATCTTGATATTGCGCACCCCACCACGGAGACGTGGTTCGCCCGCAGTAATTTCATTGACCGTTGCGCCAGTGTCTCGATAGCTTGCTGCAGCTTGTTTAAGCTCAACAACGGCATATCGTCCAGCGATGGTTAATGCGTTGTTGACATATTTAGCAACCTTGCGATCGCTAAACTTTTGACTTAGCTTGTTTTCTAAGTCTTCTAAACCTTTAACGTCCAAAGTTGCTGTCATTGCTTCGCCCCCAATACCAACGTAATGAACCTGTTGGCTTCAAAATCATGGCGAACTTCTTCAATCTGCCATTCCTTAACTTCCCGATATCGAGAATCGTCAATAAACACTGTCATTTTGTTGTTCGGAATGAATTCACCCTTGGTATCGCGAATAATCACAGTGACGCCCAGGTCAACCTCGTGGCTATCAAGAACTGCCTTGTCCTTATTGCTTGGCGAATAGGCATCGCAAAGACAAAAGAACACTTCTTTAGGCTCAATGTCTGTTGGTTCAGGTGAATCGCCAACATCTTGAGCATAGAAGTGAATCGGTATTCTTAATTTTCCACTATCAACTTTTGGAGCCTGATACTGAAAGCTTGGACGACTAACCATTGTCATCGTCCTCCTCGCCATATGCTTGTAGGTTCAAGCCGATAATCGTAGACAGAAAGTTGTCTTCGAAAAATTCAGCCTGATCATTGTAGACATACCTAGTGCGTTCAATGACAAGCTCTTTGAATTGATTATTGGTGATATCAGACACTCCAGTCATGTGCTTAACTGCATCGTACGAGGCCTGCAGCATGTTCTTAAGCTCAGCATCTTCTGACGAGTGGTAAATGCTCATTCGAGCTTTAAATTCTGTCAAAAGCGATTTAACCTGATTGTCATTCATCTGGTGTCACCCCCGCAAGTTTCTGTAAATCGGCCTTTAATGCATTGCTTGGGTAACTGATTCTCTTTGAATCGAGGTACGACTTAAGCTGTGCAACGGTGGAGTTGCTGTCTGCCCCCGCTTCAACGGGGGATACTATTTCCCCAAGCCACCAGCTACAGCATTCGGATCAGTGATTTTCAGTGTGTAGACAAGTGCGGCATTACTATCTGCTGGCGCACCATAGAAGAATTGCTTAGCAGTGAACAGAATTGCGTCCTGAATGGCCAACGTTTGATTAAAGTCAGAGATGTTTAAGCCACCAGCCATGTATGCGTCATAACGGCCTTTAACAAAAGCAATAACCTTCCCGTCTGGAACATACTGAGATTCGATGATCTGAATGCCATATGGCAGCGCATATACCCACTGACCATTAACGTTTTGCATGGTCATTGCACGCTCAAAGTCAAGCGAAGCACCCGGCTGTACAACCAAAATGGTGTTGCCACGTGCAACTACAGGCTTGCCTTTTGCATTCTTGGACAGAGCCTTAATGATGGTCATTAGTTCAAACTTAGCCGTGTCGGCATCTTTCAGAGTTACGGTGCCCGCATCAGCCTTCAACGGGTAGGTTGTCACATTAACGGATGTGGCACCTTTTGACGGATCGCGATCAAGACCAATTGGCTTGCTGTTACCATCACCATCAACAAATGCTGATTCAGATGCGGCCGCAAACGCTTCGGTGATTTGAGTAGTAACGTATGTGCGTACCCATGCCGGACCAAATGAATCAAGATCATTAGGCAGCACAACAAATGCTGTCAGTTTGCTCATCTCTGCATCAACAGACGTGAACGTAGCATCAAGCTGCCCTTGAATGTTGCCGAAAATCTTGCCCCATACAGCGGCACCTTTAGCATCAGATTTCCAGATTTTCAGGCGCACACCGTTGTTCTGCAAACCAATCGCTTGCAGCAGAGGGTGATTAGAAGTCATATCTTCGAAAATCTTATCCACAGTGGTTTGTGGAATAAGCTTGTCGTTTTTGAACCCAGTATCAGTCGAGATATCATTGAAGAATTTAACTTCATCTTGTGTCATCTTCACATCACCGGTGTTGGCTGCAACGATGTTATCAATTTCCTCTTGGGTCTTATTCTTCAGATTTTCTTGGAAGCTGTTGAGATCAGTGGACAGTGCGTCCATCATTTCACCAAACGCCTTGCCTTGGGCTTCAGCATCACCACCACTTTTGACAATGTCTGCGAATGCCTTTTGTTTTTCCGCAAAGGTATCTAAATTCTTAAAGCTCATAGTCATATTTTTATGACTCCTTTCGTATTAAAAAAGGAACCCTGCAAACTTGCTTTGCTTAGGTTCCTCATGGGGTTTCAATTTATTTGCAAGCTTTTCTGCTAATTCATCGGTGTCAATCTTTACAGCCGGTTCTGTTGGTTTGTCCTTGATTTCTCGATACTCCTTAAGAGCATCAACGATCTCTTTTGTCAGCATCGTTTTTGGCCCCGCTACCAAGGTAGGCTGTTCCTCAAACATAATTTCATCAACAAATCCAATATCTTTGGCCTGTTGTGCTGACATATACGTTTCGTCCGCCATTAGCTTGAGCATCTCATCAGCTGTTTTCCCAGTTTTTGATGCATACAAGTTAGCAAATTGTTTATCTTGCATTGAAAGAATATCACTGTTCTTGTCAAGATCACCGGAGTTTCCAGAAATGCCAGAGACTGACACACGGTGAATCATGAATGTAGCCGTCGGTGCCATCATAATCTTGTCAGCTGACAGTGCTACTACTGTAGCTGCAGATGCTGCCTGACCAATAATCTTAGCCGTTACAGTTCCGGGATAGTCTTTCAAAAGTGTCGCAATTGAGCTTCCTGCGGTAACCAATCCACCTGGACTATCAATTTCGACTACAACGTCTGAATTATCAGTCGGAAGCATTTCGCGGATCGCGTTTGGAGCTACTAAATCCAGTCCCCATGACTTCATGACACTCGCAGTCTCATCATCAACAAGCTGAGTGTTAATTGGAATTACTGTCGTCATCATTATCACCTCCCTTCGTTGCTTCCTCATAGTTCTTTGTGATGTAATATTTCTGGCCGCTTCCGTCTGGAATTGGATCATCGCCAAACCAACTTCGCACAGTGTCACGATTGTATACGCCGCTTGATACTAGCTTGTCTATTGCATCGCTAAGATTAAGAGCATTAGGCTTATTCAGTCCCCAAACGGTGACCTTATCTTGATCATATGAAGACTGGCTTACAGCCTTGGCATTTAACTCATCCTCAATTTTTTGATTAAGCGGAGCAATGCAAAAATTCAATAATTCTTGTTGATTCTGATCAACTTCCGCCTGTGCACCGTGGATCAATGCTGGTGGAATTCCTAGAATCTCCGCAACGCTGTCAACTGCCTCTTTACGTGCAGCAGTAATGTCAGAAAATGCCTGGTCTGCGCCACTATACTGGCTCGAAACTTCGTCGTACTTAATACCCTTTTGTAAAGGCACAATTGCAATGTCGTTGTCTCTGAATGCGCTGAAGAGCTTGTCAATAAATTTCTGAGCTGGATTTTCTTTCTTATTGCCATTCGCGTCATCTTTAGGCGCTTGGCTGTCAAAACTTGTAACGCCTGAGAAATCAACCGTTGCTCTTAGCTGCTTGTTACGCATGGCAAAACTAATCATGCGGCTGAATAAATTAGCATAGTCGGACAACAACTGATTTGTGTATGTGGTTAGGTTGTCGTTGTTGTATTTGATAAACCAAACGTCATCCATTCCAAACACACGCTGAAACTGATAGTCATTGACCACCACTCCAGAAAATGTATCAGGATATACCGCCTTGACGTTATGAACGTAGCTGTCAGCAATCAGTAGGTCGCCTGTATCGTCCTGAACGACCAGCACTTCATTATCTGTAATGAGTTTAAAGATCAGTTCCTGCCAAAAGCTAGTTGCTGTTTGATTATAGTTTGGTCGGACATTTAGCTTGTAATAAAGCGCAGCGTTTTTAGTTTTGAACTCGGACTGAGAAACCGTTCTGGCTAAAAAAGATGCACACGTATTTAACGCATACTGTTTCAGGTAAACTTGCGTCTGCTGTCCGCCAATTAAATCAAGATCATAGGCAAAACTGGCATCTTTTCGTTGAGTAAACAGATCAAATAAGTTGAAGTTCACGCTTTCACCTCCTTTCAGAAGTCGAGGTCATTCAAAAACGCCAGCGATTCGCTGACGTCCACATCGGATAACTCATTTACTCGGTACAACGTATATTCAAATGCCTTAAAACCATCTGTCTTACGACGAGTTTCCTCTTTCTTCTCATAGGACTTGTTTCCGTTCGCCTTGTTTACCTTTACCAGAACGTTCTGTGTGTTCCAGCGGAGCAAAGGATTATCTCCCCAGATGAAACGTCCTCTTGGAAAACCATCGTCAATTATTGATGCCAATAAACCATCAATAGAAGTAGGATTGTGAATGATATCAACCTCAAAATTGGCATCTTCGAACATTTTTCGCATAATCTGAGCACGGTAGTTATCCATAACTACCTTTTTTATATCAAATCGATGTGCCATTGCTTGTATCCAATCTAATGCATGTCTAGGATCCATAAGTGGCTCGTCAACAACTTCAATTAGGCCCATTCTTTCCCAGTCGTGAAGTGGAATATTAAGACGCTGATTTGGTGTCGCAATTCTGTCCTTTCGACTGTATGCGTAATATTGATCACAGAAGCCCTTCCTTGCCCACTGCTTTTCAATGGTTACTAATTTATCTCGGTACCTAATCGTTACTGCAGCGGCAATGAAATCTCGTACACTGGCAAAATCCACCGCCCCTATTGCCTCTCTGCCGTCCAAATCATGCGGAATCGGTTGATTGGTTGCTGCAATCTCTTCCCAAGGCGCAACACTACTGTTCATTGACGTGCTGGGATAGTCCATTCTCTTTGTTAAAAACTCCTCACGTCCGCTTGGTGCTTCTACTAATGCGTCGTAGTCTTTCTTGATTTGCCGATAAAGGGTCTTACCATACGATGACAACGGTTTTACAATCATTGGAACGGCTTTTTCCCACTTTTCTGGATCATCAATTTCAGACACATCGTCTATTTTGCAAATCCAAGGAAATATGAAATCTGGTGCAGCCTTTCCACTCAAGACATTGGCTGCTTGCTTTTTCTTAGTATCAATGAAACCATCTCGCACATAGCCATCAGTCCCAATATAAAAGACACGAGGATTTTGCTTTTTGCCAAGCCCTGATAAGTGGACTTTGACATTGCTGTCATCCTGATATTCATGAATTTCATCGAAGATAACGAAACCATCTCGTAAACCATCTTTCGTGTTGCCGTTAGAAGTTCGATATCTCAAAGTAGAATTGGTCTTTTTAGCTTTTATGAGACCGTTTGTCCAGTAGAATGCGGGTCTAAGCTTTGGTCGATTTGATTCCATTACATCGTGAATTTCTTCAACCGATATTTTTGCCTGGTCTTCGCTGTTAGCAACGATTGAGCCATTATATGAAGGTATACCGTTAAATTCTGATATCAAAAACGTCCCTAACGCCGAAATCAATCCGTTCTTACCAGAGCCACGACCCATCATCCACAAAAAGTCTTCATAATAATTGGTCCCGTCTTCGTGATACAAAAAAACGAACGCAATCAAGAACTTTTGGAACGGCTGAAGTTTAAAAAACCACTTCTCGCTGAACTTAATGCAGTTCTCAATCTGTTCGTTGTCAAAATGCAGTGTGTCGTCAGATAGCACAGACTTTTTTAGATAATCAACAAGCTGAATACGTTCCTTATTAAACAGCAAGTGTCCTTCTTCATAACCCTTGATGTAATCATCAACATACTTGTTATGAATCAAAGCAGATCATCAGGATCATATCCCGTACCCTTTCCATCAATTCCAGGCGGAGCGGACAAACCCATGTCCTTGCCAAGTGAAATTAGGCTTGCATTGATCTTGTTCATATCAGCCAAAGCAGGATTAGATTTAGTGAAATGCTGACTGCCATTCTCAATTTCAATAATTGGCTGCTTGATAGCTTCTTTTTGAAGCTTGTAGAACATGTCAACCATTGAAACATATCGGTCCACCTTCTCAGTTTCAATTGGATTAGTCTTGTCTATCTGAGACAAGAGCCTGTTTTTAAGCTTATCTAGCTTGTCCATGGATTATCACCTCCCATTTTTGGTATAGGGCACCCCCCCTCGCGCGAAAAAAAGGAACATTTTTGCGGAAATCGAGCCCGTCCACCGGTCCCCGAATTTCAAAATGGCATTGAATTTTTTGACCCGGGGGTATGTTATTTTACCATCTCTCATCGTTGGCATACGGATTTTTTGGTCTCACCCAACGTTTATAATTGAATCGTCCGTGTCGCTTGTTGTGACAGTCGCGGCAGAGTGTGCGTAGGTTGTCCGGATCAAGCGCTAGGTCTGGACGTTCCTCTAGCGTCTTGATGTGGTCAATCTCCAGTGTCATGTCATTGCCAGTAGTCACGCGCCCTTCCGCTTTACACCATTGGCATTCATAGTGGTCACGTTCAAGAACCTGTTCGCGCAATGCTTTCCATTCAGCTGAGCGATAGAAGTGTGCACGACCAGCGTGGCTGTGAACATCTCCCGTATACGACGTGTTAGTCATCTTTGTCAGTGATCGAGCGTTCCCCGGTCTTGATCTCCTTAGGCATGTTCTTACCGTCATGTTCATAATGCTGAATTACAAATTCATGTTTACCGCTTTGCATATCAGCTCCATCACCAGCGCGCCAGTTGACATATACACGTGACAGATTCGGTTTCTTGTCCCCATGCATATCATCCACGCGCTCACCATCAATCCATACGTGAGGCGTGTCGTGGATATTATCAATATCGATGCGAACATGTGGAGTACTTGTATGCTGCGATGACTGCCCTTGCTTTTTATGATAGTCGTTCAGCGCTTTGTCTAGCTCTGCAATGAATGATTCGCTTAATCCTGCATGATCTGGTAGCTCAACGCTTTCGATCTCAGGCAACTTAGCATCACATAGACCATACGCAGTTAAGGTGGGTGAAACTTCCGGCGTCGCGTCAGTCTTGATGTTTTCGACCGCGTTCTTGATCTTGTCAAGTTTGGCCATAAGTGGATCGGTGTTCGCATCAATCGTAACGGTTATCTTATCGGTTCCTTTTTTACCTGAGAAGTGTTCTTTCAGTCGTTTCACTACTTTATACATGTGTAATTCCTCCTAAGATAATATGATTGCCGAATAGGAACCGTTACCGTCAATGTTTATGCCAGTAACATCCCATCCTGATTTCGTTAGCAAACTGATCACTTCATTAACGACTGCTGGATTGTACTTGGAAACGTCAATTGAGATTGGGGATGTAGTATTAATTCCTTGGTTAATGGCTTCGTTAACTTCGGCAATCAGACTGTCTTTGTATTTCTTAGTTGCATTGGCACGAGTTGGCAGTGATTCTTCCATTTTTGGTAGCACTGGTGCTGGTGGAGGCAACTGACGGTGAGACAATTGCCTGCTTTGGCCTTTAGCATTATCGAATATCATGTCTATCCCTCCGTGTATTGTTTGATCTTGTCAATCCGCAAGTCGCACCATTCATCATGTATGCCGTCTGCCTTGTAGATTTTTACGACTGGCATTGATCGATAGCCTAGCTTGCGGAACCGCTCATAGTCGTCCGCGTCTGCTGTGATAGTTTGCACTGGCATGACTCGTGACAGCTTTAATACTGTCCATCGGCACTTTTGACAGTGCGGCTTCGTGTAGATGATTGCCTGCATGTGTTTCTCTTCTCTCGATAATCTCTCAATGATTGATCGCTCTGTACTGCATACGTAACCATATCCGACGCGTTTCATTCCTGACATGACCTACACCGCCAACTCGAATGTATAGCCGTGGTGATGTTTAGCTTTTCCACGAAGGCACTTAGATACACGGCTATGGTTTAGTCCGAGAAGCTCCGAGGCTTTCTTTACGCTACCAAAAAAATAGTGATGTCCTGAGTTGGTCACTACATAGATTGGATGCTCGTTCGCTTTCGCTACGCGCTTGTTGCGGGTACCGTACATGTTGTTATAAAGTGCTGAGCACCATTCAAGATTTGATACTGCATTATTTGCTTTATTTTCGTCTTTGTGGTTGACCTGCGGAAAATTGTCGGGGTTATCCAAGAATGCCGTAGCCACGAGACGGTGGATAAGCTTATTTTTAACGTCTCCGTCTCGCCATAAGCTAACCCGACGATACCCCCGGACGCTTGAACTGTCAGCGAGCACCGTTCCTTTTATGGGGCGTCCTTGTGCGTCTTCGCGATTGAGACTTCTTACTCTGCCCAATTCGCTAACTTGGTAGAGGCCTTCATATCCTTCAATGTCTTTCCAAATCTCACGTTCTTCTTTAAACATAGTAAATCGCCCTCGTATCATGATCCGAATATTCGACCAGCTCAAACGTTTTGTGAGCAACCACGCCCAAGTCATCTGTCCAGCGGTCATTAGGTTTTCTAGTTGATACCTGACGCTGAACGAATCCGCCCAAATCTTTACTCATCTCGCTATGAAGGTGACCGGTGAAAAGCTCGCGGTTCTGTGCTGTGCCTAACATGAATCCAAACTCATCTAGGTATTTTGCGAGGTAATTGTTCTTGCCCTTGTCACCATGAGTAGCACCAATGAAGTTGTGGCCTAACATTGTGCCTTTGTAATGCTTCAGTGATATATCCCAAGTGATGTTCGACTGGTTGCTGTAGGCACGTTTCAATAGACGTGCGAACATATATCCAACTGACGGATCATGATTTCCGGCACAATACATGACCTCACACTCATTGGCGTTCTTAATGATTGCTTCAATCAATGTCTCGAAGTATTGCTCCATTTCATTCACAGTCTCGCCTAGGTCAGTTGTTTCTAGCTGTGTGCCCTTTGCTGTGGTTGAGTTGATATTGTCCACGTGAGCTAGATCACCGCCCAGAATGAGCAATATTTTGGCGTAGTGGCCGCGTTGAATGATCTCTAGTTGCCGTTTAAGAGATTCAGCATAGACGTCGAACGTGTGGCCGTTGAAATGTGTATCAAAAGCGGGAATGACCAGATAGCGATCTGATTCCACAAAAATAGGAGCCTTAGCTTGGTATGGCTCCTTGTGTGTGATGATGTCATTCATCAATGATTCGTATTGTTCTGCTTCAACTAACGGCCTGATTTGTATCTTGCTTTGATACAATGTCGCTTCAGGCGTCTGCTTCCAAAAATTGCTTGTAGCACGTACAAGCTCCCACTTGGTGTAATCATACCCGTGAGCTTCCAAAACCTCTCTAGGCGTCATTTTATGTCCCCTGACAACCTTTAGAATAGTTTCACTGGATTGTGTTCCGTCTGAATCGTATTCATTCTTGACTGGTTTTTGGAACTCGATACCAAGCCGTCTTGCTTTACCTTGCAACGCGTCGTAGCTAATCCCGAGTTTGTCAGCCGTCTCGCGTCTGGTAAAGCCTTCAGAGGCGAGCTTCCTAATGCCACTGATTTGTTCATCTGTCCATTGCATCTACTCGCCTCCGAAAATATGTATAAAAATAGCACCCCACATGAAGTGAAGTGCCATAGTTTTGCTCGCTCGCCAGTGTCATGGGTCATCGCAAGCTGTGTCCGGTCGCTAAACTGGACAATGTGGCATGCGGGAATCGAACCCGCCTGACTATCTCAGCCAGTCCATTTGCCACGCCTTGCCACAGCTTTATCATCACCATGGCTCGGAGGAAAAACGCGGTGTCTCAGGTTTCTCACCTTTGGCACAATACAATCATATGACGGAAATACGGTTGAAAGGTCTCACAAAGGTCTCATCTCGATTTCAACCAATGGACAAATTTCAGCGAATGCGATTAACGCTTCTCGTTTTGTTCGATAATACTGGGCTTTTGATAAAAACAGCTGGTCCATTATTTGCTGGTCAGTATATCGTTTGGTTAAGTAAGAACTTGTTAGTATAAGCCGATGAGTCGCTGAGTTAAGAGATTCGATAGCACCTTCACAGCACGCTATATAGTACAGCTCGTCAGCGTGCGATACGAGCTTGTCCTCGGCTTTGTTTCTATAGCTAGGTGACTTGGGCATGCCGTCCATCACGGGGCTTCTGAGCGCTATTTTGGTGCGTTGAGCGAGCCGCTTGTGATGCCAGTAGTTCCCCAAGACCTCTTTGGCGTTTTCAATTGTTTTGTCATGATCAATTGGGCTAAAATAACTCGTTGCTCGCACCACTGCGTCTACTCCTTATGGTATAATAAATTTTGTAAAAGTTTGGGGGATAAGCGTGCCGTGATGGTGCGCTTTTTTATTTGTCTTCAGGAGGCCTAATAAGCTCCCACGGGTCGAGACCTGCTCCCTGTGCGATTTTATCCAGAGTGTTGAGAGAAACACTGCCCCTGCCAGAGACGGCGTATTCGAGCGTATTAATGGGTATCCCAATGTCTTTGGCATATGCAGCTTGTGTCATATTCAGATCATAAATATTTTGTCTGAGATTTTTTGCTAGTGCTCGTTTACTATCCAAACTGTTCACTTCCTTTTCCAGTTAGCCCACATCCACATTGCAGCACCTGCGATTAGCAACATGACGGCAATCAACTATCATGCCACCAGAGGCTGCACTTGTAGTATTTGTGTGCTGTCATAGAATATTCCCCCGTCGTCGTGCATTATGCGCATCTTGGGAGAGTTCCCGCGCAATCGCGTTCGTCGCACCAACAGTCACGCTTGTTGTAGATTTCCCATTGATTGCTTCCACGATGCGGTCTCTGTCGGCGGGGGTGATTTTCTGATAGCCAGTGTCCAGCAAATAAACGAGCTGTCCATTTTTCTTGCCGACACTTCCGGCGGTATCGGTCATCGTCTTGATGACGTACATTGTGTTGATGTAGTTCCCGCTGTCCAGCTTAATCATCGTCATGCTTGGCCACCTCCAACTGTTCCTGGTTGTAATCAATGATGCGTTGATAGCCATCATGTGCTTGCCACGCGCAATCATACAGGCCACACAGATCAAGCTTGCCGATTGCATTATTCGCGGCATCGATAGCCTTTTGCGCCGCGTCCATGTCAGCTTTAGTCGTCATTGTATTCGCTCCTGTCCTCATTTTCGGTGTACCATTCGTCACTGGTTAATAGCCAATAGCTTATTTCCCTGGCTTGCTTGTAAATTGGGTCGACACGTGCAGTCATCGCGTCAGTAGTCCATTTAGACCAAGCAATGTCGTGCAATAACTTAGTTGCAAGCTCAGCCTTTGCACACAGTTCGCCTTGAAGATAAGCGTCAACGTCCTTGCTTTTACTCATGTTTTCCCTCCAGTAGCTCCGGGTTCTCGTATATATTGCCGGAAATTTTCATTACGAATAAATCATCTTTTGGCATATTGTCCAAGTGACCCTCTCGCAACAACAAATCATAGAGATTGTAAACACCCAAACCCGGAATTTTAACGCCAAACTGGCCGTCCTCTAAGACAACTACACCGCACTCAGTCCCCATTTCATCATGGGGTGGGTCATCAAATACTATATAGCCGAACCTGTGCTCAAACAGGTCACCTTCATAGATTTCTCGTCCGTTCTTGTCGTTCAGACCAGCGTACTGCATCAAATGGGCTTCTTCGTCAATTAGTTCAATGCCATTTTTGCCATCATCAGCAGTTACCCAAATACGGCCATCAATATCCCATTCAATATTACTGACTGGATACATTTTGTGGTTGTGACTGCTATACGCTCTGAACTTAATCTCTCGTTTCATTTCTCCGCCTCCAATTTCACGATTTCGCCGGTTTCCTCCACGCGCCAGACACCTAGCACCCATGCACGGGCGAAAGTGTCAACTCTATCTTTGACGTCACTGAACCAGAACCAATCTTGCACGCTTTCCCATTGAGTGCCATCCAATAAAAATGACGTACCCTCATCAAGCGCCTGAACCAAATCTCCACGATCCCGCTTACGCATTATCAGGTATTTAGAAATCAGTTCTGTAATCACCGGCAGATCATCTGGCAAGGCGTTGTCATAGTCCTTCATATAGGCTTGTTTTTCCTCGTTAGTAAGCTCTTTGCCAATTCCTTCACCGTCCAAGGCAATGTATGCATTTGCTAGTTCTTCGACTAAGCCCTCAACCACGTCCCGCTTCGTCTCATTGCTCATAGCACACACCTCCAGCCGGTAGTTTCGAACATTGCATAGGAATCGTCAGGGTTCTTCTTTTTCAAGTAATTGAGTTGAAGAACTGCTCGATCACGGTTGAAGTAGATAGGCGATACACGGTGTGCATTCCCAAAATCAGACACCTTGGCCACGAAGTAACAAGCTCGTCCACCACTTTTTAGATTCACTTCTTGTTTATTCATCGTCAGTCATCTCTCTCTTAGCGGCACTCGCTGCAATTCGTTCAATGTCGGCTTCCGTTACACCAACGCCAAAGCATTTTGCTGTTTGAAAGCTATTTTCATTTGTGATCACCGGCTGTTTGAAATAAGCTAGCATTTCAGTATTTGAGATATATGATACCGCTGATAGATTGAGCAACTTCCCACTGTCTAACTTAATCAGCATCGTCAGTCACCTCTTCTTTCTCGCAGTCTTGCAAGCCGTAATGTTCGATCTCTGCTTCGGTGAACTGAGCAAATGACCTGTTGGTGACTTCATTAGTAAGAATCCATGAGACGGTTCCGGGATAAACCGAAGATCGGTACGCTTGAGCAAACTGCTCATGCTCCTGCTTCCCGCCAAGCGTCTTGTATACTAGATACTTCTTCTTCTTTGCCACGGTGTAGCCATTGACGAGGGCACGCATTAGGCGGAGTTCTTCATAAGACGTGCCGTTAGCTCCAGGATCAGGATGAGCGTTCATGCTGATATAATTTGCCGGATAGCTGGCCGTCTTAGCCTTATCTAGCATTTTGGCTTCCGCCTTGCTGACCACCTCTGGATTCGGCTTCTCGATCAGCTCGACGATGTGACCACCGTATGTTTTGACCAGTTGCTCAGCGTGGTGTTTGCTAGTCGTGGCGCGATCGGCTTCTTCACCGATCTGCTTGATGTGCCCAGGTTCATCTTTTGTAATTACATACCATGTCATTTCGTGACCTCCCTAGATCCCAATTCGTTCGCAGTCTTGCAAACCGTAGTGCTCGATTTCTGATTCGGTGAACTCAAAATCATCAGTATCATCGTCATCAGCCGCATTCAAATCATCACCGCCGATTCCACCATCTGGTTTTTTCCAGTAGTATAAAGGTAGATGTGGCACCTTGATGTTGTATTTCTTCTCCTTTTCCATGGTGTATCCATTGGCATAAGCGTCCATCAGTAGCTTCTCCAAACAATAGGAACTACCAGTATGGTCAGAAATATAGGATGCTGGAAATTGAGACTTGTTTGCACCTTCAACGATTTTGGCCTGTTTCTCGCTTAGCACTACTTTTTCAGGTTCCTCAACGAGCGTGACAACATGACCACCATGCTCATTTGCAGTAGACGTGGCTAAGTTTCTTCCGCTAGTAGTAGGGCACCGTGTTGCAGCTAAGCTCCAGAAAATATCATTGTCTGAAAAGTCCCAGTATTTGCCTTCGTCATTCTTTACCACATACAGTTTTAATTCGCTCATTTTTCGTCCTCTACTTTCGTAAGCTTGTACATAATTCCTTTAATATCCACATAAACCGGTTCACCGGTCGCTTGGCTGATGTAAACATCGTCTACTTCGGGTTTCATTGGTCGGCCTCCGTTACATTCATTCAGCGTTGTCTGTATATAGCACGTTTCTGCTCTGGCATACCGGATCTTTTCGCCGGTGGTAGAACTCCTTTGAGACGCAATCTACGAATCTTAGCTTGAATGGTGCCAACGTTTCGATTTAATATTTTCGTCAATTTGTCGTAATTTGCTGTCACGCCAAAACTGTCAAATTCGATATTGTTGATAAGGAGTAATAAGTCTGATTCATTCCATTTTTTTACCAGCATAGGGCCCTGCTTTCGGCAAATAGATTCAATGCCGTATTTGGTTCTGCCCATCATTTGAGCTATTTCTTCGTGAGTATGTGTTGATCGAAGTTTCATGATCATTTGCTTTTCTCTTTTGCTATAGAAGCTTCCATACTTTTCTATCTGGTTTTCTTTGCAAAACTTCGGCAATTCGCCACGATGTCTGAGCTTATTTGCAGCGTGTTTAACGCCCAGCACGGTTCTCCCAAACATGTCGGCGAGTTCTTCATAGTTGAGGATGGCATTTGTATCAGCGGCCATAATCACTTCATCTTGAAAGCGATCAAGTTCTTCAGGCGTCCAATTTTTGTTCACTCTGTCTTGTTTCAAATCGTTCACCTCACAAAGCGGCCATTAATTGTCCGATCTTTGCATCTGCCGAAGTCTCTGTATCTTTCAGCAAATGGATATAGACCTTCTGGGTTGTCAGCGAGCTAGAATGGCCTAAACGTTTTGCGACAGCCTGTAAGTTGATACCCTTGCCAATCAGCAACGATGCATGTGTATGCCGCAATCCATGCGCCGATATAACGGGAACGCCTGCATTCTCACAATGACGTTTCAAGATGTCATTAATGGTCTCGTTGTATATACGCTTTCCGTATGGTACAAATATTGGCTTATCTTTCGGCAAATTCTGGATCAGCATTGCAAACTTTGCTGCAGTTTTGTAATCAATTGCAATCGTTCGCACAGATGATTTATTTTTTGTAGGGGCAAACTTACCTGTTGTGCTTTTGTAATCCCAAGTTTTGTTAATCCTTAGTGTCAAAGATTCTAAATCGAAGTCTGCCGGTGTTAGCCCAAGAGCCTCTGCAAATCGCAGTCCCGTCTTGGCGAGCAGTAAAATCATGTAATCGTAATCTAGCTCTTTCCCCAAGTTAAGATCTTGGAGAAGTTTCTCTAATTCTTCTGGCTGCAAAAACTTAATCTTGTGTTCTCTGTGCCTAGTGCCGCCAATAACTGCGCGCAAGGTTGGGTCTCGCTTAATCAGTCCTTCGTCCAGAATGTCCTGAATCACGCATTTTAGCTGGTGATGAAAGTCCATGCATGTTTGATGCTCATGCGTCTCTGCATACTGGCTTAGAAGCTGTTGATAGCTTCTACGGGTAAGCTGTGCCACCTTTAGTTGCGGTGCCAACAATTTGAGCATTCGCTCGGTGTTCTCCCACTTGCGATAGGTCACTGGGGTCACATAATTGTGCTTGTATGTCTCAATCCACTTTTTGAAATAGGTCTGAAATAACTGTTCATTTCTCTTCAAGTTTGTCCTCCTTTCCCGCTGTTAATTTCTGAATGGCTTCGTTGTATCTTGCGGGTATCTCAGTTGATTCAATGTGATTTTGTTCAGGTTCTAGCCATTGCCGAATATCAAATTCTTGTTCAACGTCTTTGCTATGCGGCATCACATTTACTGTGCTGAAATGCAAATAGTCGTCTTCATCGTTTTGAATGAAATATACTTGTCTAGCAGCACGTGTCAGACTGTCGCCGTGAACAATTGTTGCGTTCATGCCGCGAATGGCACAATTGAATATCAAAAACGGCAACGTACTATCGCCCAGCTCTTCCAAATGGTAAAAATACATGCTTGGCCGATAATCCCACGGCTTGTGCTTCAAACGGTCTTGTTGCCATCGTTGAATCATCATTGATCCAGTCCCAGCAGCAACCTCGTAATACTCGCTACTGTCATTCGATCCAACGAGCATGTTCACGAGCTTGCTGACACTCTCCGGAGTGAAATCTTGTTTCTTGTCTTTTCGGTCAGCTTGAACACTCATGAAATATTGTGAGAACCAGTCATGTGATACGTCTGTGCTAACATCTAGGAATTGCTTAAAAAGCTCGTTACGCTTTTGCTGATCCATGACAATACCCATCAATGCTGATGGTGCCTGCTGTGCCTCACGAACACCTAATAGTTTGTGAACGACATCTGCTATGAATTTGGTCGCCATTTTCTTGCCTCCTAAAGCTGTTCTTCCGTGAATAGTCCCGTTCGGTAGTCATATCTAGCAATTGTGATTGGTATCTTATAGCGAATCATGAACAGCAGCATTCGCAGTTTGGCATCGGTGGTCAAAGTCGCGTTTCCGCCTTTAACGTCAACAACCTTTGCAAGCTTTTCACCGTCATAAAAACAGAAATCAGGCTTGTATTTTCTTGCCGAGTATCGTTTGCCATTGATCTTGAAGGCAGACATAATCTCAAACGGCTCTTGCATCGTGATCTTCTGTGGTTTGTTGCGTATCAGCATGTAATAGGCGCCCTCTGCTTTGCTTGCAAATCGAATGCCATCGATCACAACCGGTTGCGCGTTGTATTTGCCTCTGCGTCTCTTGCAGATAACCATGGCTAACGACTCGCAATCTCTTCATGGCCGTTGTTACGGCTTGGCAACTTGATCTGAAAGTCTTCAGCGACAGCTAAAATAAATGACCGCGACTTCCCAACACGTTTTGCAACCTCAGTTAGTGTTTTGCTCTTGCTTGCCGCCTCAGCAACTTGTACTGCATACTTCTTACGGTTAGCTTCCCCGCGTTTGCTTACAGCCTTGATACTGCTGATCAGTGCCACTGACGGCATATCTCGATTATCAACACCGGCAACTGCCCGTTTCTCGACAACTGATTTCTTTGATACAACAATCCGGTTGTTGAACTCTTGCTTTTCGATTTTTGAAAATGTTTTACTCTTCGAGATGTCTAGCATTGCTGAGTTCTCGTAGCGCTTAAGCAATTCAGCCTTGAAATCGCGCCATACTTTGTCTCCCTGCTTGTAAAACCGTACCGTTACTTGTGTCATGTTTTTGCCTCCTGTGCTTTATCTCCAAGTGATCGTAATTGCTTTAATTGCTCAGCCAATTTGGCTCTGTCTTCTTCGGAAGCTTTCTTGTGTTCCGGTTTGTAATCTGGTTCGGCCCAAACAGGAAGTTTTTCGATTCGCGGTTGCTTATTTGCAGCAAACTTGCGATTCGCCTGTGCTGCCATGGTGTCGTACTTCGATCTCAGCTTTGATGCGCTTAGAATGTTGGTTTGCCAGAAAGTGTCGATCTGACACCAGTCGATCATCTTGTGGATCTTATCAAATGGTCGATGATCCAATTCGTGCATCTTACGAACATCGTCAGCCCATGCTTGCAAGTTTGGCTTTCTGTGTTCCGGGTTGTTGCCTTTGATCTTCGACCAGAGATAAACAGCCTCAATCATTTCAGGCGAGTCGTCAGCATATTCACGCTTGCGGGAATGCTGACCATCTTCTTTCTTTTCATTCTTTTCATTCTTAGGTTCTTGTTTATGTGTCGTGCGTTGTGCTGTGCGTTGTGCCATCACTTGTGCTGTTGCTTGTGCTGACCCTTTCACACTTTTAGCTTCAAATTGTTGATAATCAGAGTAGTGTAGTACTTTTAGCGTTGTGCCATTTTCTCGGCTTTTATTGAACGAAATCATGTCATCATCTGCTAACAATTTAAGGAATCTATCAACCGTTCTTCGAGTTGTACCCCACTGCGTAGCAAGCTTATTGATGCTGGTCAAACGTTCGCCTGCTGCGATCTCAATCAGCTTTCCGTTGACCAAAACCTTGTGAGATTCGTGGTTAACCATCATCAAAATATCAATCCACCACTTTGCGTACCGCTCATTGCCGTTTTCCCAAATCCAGTGATCCCGAACGGAGCGGTATACTTTTATCCAGCCTCCGTCTGCCATATGATCACCTCAAATCAGAATGGAAGATCATCATCGCTGACATCGATTGGCTGACCGCTATTGGCAAATGGCTCGGCCGTATTGGCTTGGCTTGCTTGTGCCGGTGTGCCGAAAGATGGATTAGAATTTGAAGAAGACGCATCTTTGCTGTCTTTCCAGCGATGCTGAATCTGTGGAAAAGCTGTTGGCTCCCACTTCTTGATATGCGGATAGGTCTTGCCGTTGTACTCTTCGTTTTTGACAGTTACTTTAACAGCGTGTCCAGCAAAGTCGCGAAGCATTGAGGAAAGATCATTCCATTCTTTGTGATCTGGAATGCCAGCATTTTTGCCAATCATGAACAGGTAACCCATTGCATACTCTCCGGTGTCTTTTTTTGGATACTGGTTGTCGAAGATATGCTTGTTCTGATATTTCTGTGGAACGTCATTGCGCACGATTAGGTCGAACTTGATGAACTCACGGTCCTTAAAGTTATCAAATCCAAAGCGGTTAATCACGCATTCATATACACCGTCCTGAATGTCGCCATTTCCTTCTGCTGCTTGTGAGTAGTCCATTGTGATAGCCATGTTCTAGTCCTCCTGTTTGACTGATTTTTCCTGATTTCCAAACTTGAATAGCTCTTTGATTGGCACTAACTTTCGATTGTCTAATCTGTTTTTAGCAAAGATTGCATCGGTTCCCTCAAGAATGACGCCACGGCCATCAGTTTTGGGATTAACTACTACGCGTCCTACAACGTCCGTCAGGCCCAATAGCCCGTCACGCACGCTGTCGCGAATTGCTGGTGCATACTGGCTGAACGATTGCCCAGTTTCGCTTGTAACGTCTCGTGTGTTCTCCCAAGCAGTTACTAGCACGTTTACTGGCGCGTCCATGAAGATCATGGTCATGATACGGGCAAAGTAATTTGTCCATCTTGAGTAATCCTGAAGCTCGTTGCCAATGCCGTTTTTACTGTGCCTGCCCATCTCGACAAACCAGTCTTTTTCGAACGCTGATACGTTGTCGATCACCAGATTGTCATATCCGGAAACACGTTCAGCCAGATTTTTCAGGACCTCTTTCCATTCTTCACTTGGTTTGCTTCGGTCAAATGGTTGCACATCGATGTTCGGTGCACCGGATAGCACTTTGGAACTGTCATCCAGATCTAGCACGAGTGTTTTGCCATTAAGATTGCGAATGGCTGACGTCTTGCCAACGCCGGGCTTTCCATAAATCAAAACTCGCCAGTTCTTTGTTCGATCAATTGAAGATGCATGTTTAATTGGCTGCATGATTTCCTCCTACTTAATCAATAAATGCTCACCGCGTGGCTTAAGCTCAGCACCCTGCACTTTTTCTCCGGCTTCTAATCGTTCTCGAATCTTGTCTGTATCTGGTTCGCGTTTTACCTTGAATACATCAGCCTGCAAATTGCCTTGATCGATGGAAATTGGCTGTTTTCCGCCATTCTTAGCAACACTGATAGTAAATAGCGGTGTCTTGATTTTGCGTTGATTAGTTTCGTTCATTGCTTCAACCAACCGCTGTGAAATAGTACCGAGGTTAGATTGATAAGCTTTAATCCGTGCTTCGAAACGGTCACGTTCTTTTTTGTTAGCTTCAATATCGGCCTTGATTTGGCGAATAACCTGTGCATATCCTTCAGCTTTGTCATTGATTGCATCCACGATTGAATCCATGGTGTCGGCCAATACTTCGGGATCAGTTGTCCCGTCTTCAGCTAGTTCTAATAAACTCGCATATTTTCCTTGTAAGTCGTATAATGTTGACATAATAAGTTTCCTTTCTTTCAGTCGTTGGCATGCGGGCCAGCGGCTTTTTTCATGACTTGTTTGACAATGAATAGGATTGCGTGTGCACCATCTTCTTGACCCATGGCATACGTTTGATGAGGGTCTGTGTTGTTAGGGCTGTAATCAGTGGCAACTCGGTGGTACGTATCAATCTGGCGTTCAGCTTCGTACAAAAATCGCTCATATTCCTCATTAGTCATTACGTCATCCCCTTAGTTTCGCTAGTCGTGCACGTAGCTTATCGTTCTCGGCAAGCAGCATCTTTGCAATCGGTGTGTGGTTGCCGCGCATAATGTCTAACGTCAATTTGTTGTGTTCGTTCAGCAAATCACCAATGGTACGTTCAGCCTCAGTCAATCCACTGCCTCCAATTTCCGCTGTGACCTAAGCAGTGACCAATGATCACGCCGAAGCCACCAGCAATTAGTAAATAACCAATCATTTCTCCGCCCTCTTACTGATTTCTTGAAAGTGGCTCTGTACAAAATCATCAAATGGAATTGGTTTGCATAAGTAGCTCGACTTTCCGCCATGTGGATACATCACAATACGATCTCGAAGTTCGCGTTCATACGGAGAAAATACGTTCCGCTTAAACCACTCCTTGTCACGGTGATACCGGCTTTTTAGGTCTGTAACATCCCATAATCCACGATAATCAGCATCTCGCTTCAATTGCTCGTATCCCGAACGGTCAACGATTACCTTGTCTTCCGGTAGTGTGATAGTGATTTCAGGGTTAATCTTCAATGTTGTTTCCATGGCATTTCCTCCTTTCCTACGATGCTTAATTTAAAATGATTGCGCTTCCTTTATTTGTGAGATAATAGAAATATCTCATGATGAAGGAGGCGAATTCCATGTATCATACAGGCGATAAACCAGGTACCGGTAATTACAGATGTATCAACTGCGGTGAGATCATCACTCTCGACCAGTCAACGGACACGCTTCCACCGTGCCCATCTTGTAACGGAACCAACTGGATAAAGCTTTAAATCTTTGACGAGGTGGCTTAGGCCACCTTTTTGTGTTTGATGAACATGCATTTACCGAAAATCATGATCCAACGGCACGTAAACTTGCCTTCATCGTTCGAATAGTTTGTCTTGAAAAATCCTGTTTTCATTACATTTCCTCCTTTCCTGTGATCGCCTCCTGACGATGGACGTGTTTTACTCTTATCGTTAGGCGATTGACTTGATGAGCTCCGCGATGGCTGCCACCATCTCGGGGCTTTTTCCTTTGTTCTTCAGTTGAGCAACAACAAATTCTGTAACTGCATTTTCTAGTTTTTCCTGTGTGCGTCCATTCATTTAGATAGCCTCCTTAAGCTGTCTGCTTCATTTCTTAGTCTCTGCATCTACTTCATCCGGAAGTTCTTCGGTCGAGTCATACATCGCACTTAGGTAGTCGTTGATGATGGCTAACTGCTTTAGTTCAGCAATCGAGTCATCGATTAGCTCCATCTTGTCGGTGGATTTTAGTGAGTATGGGCCGCCATTCGGACCGATAGAGCTTCCAAGGTCCATCAGAATATCAGTCTGGTCAGGAAGAACAGAGTGACCAATTTCTGAGATGCGGTCTTCAACAACGCTGATCATGTCATCAAGCATTTGGAGCTTGACCTGCTTTGGCACTTTGATACTTGTCATGATTCAATACCTCCCTTAATACTCGTTGTCCCAGACGCGATACTTGATGGCGTGATCCTTAACAACCGCCATGTAGATCTCAATCAGTCGCTTGTCGTTGCCAATAACATCGACTTTGTTGGTCTTATTTCGCTTGGATAAAGATTGGCCTTCCCCAGCCATTCGGTTGCGTAGGTTGGTAAGCCGTGTACTCAAGCTGTATCCGCCTCGTTGTTCGACATCTTTGTAGATATCTTTTCGTGTGGCTTGATAATCGTCTCCTCGCATATGTGCGATCTTAGTAATGATTTCCCGAGTTGCTCGCCGCCAGTCCATTGTAGAAATGCTTACGATGTCACTGATGGCATCGACTTTGTGGTCGATTTGAGTTAGCTTGCGTTCCTGTTCAGCCATGGCTTGAGCTGCTTGGATAGCAAACTTCGTTTGCGGGCTGAGACCTTGTAGATTGAGCCGGGTTTTTGGATTAAAGTAGTTTTCTTCCAGACTATCGAACATATCCCAAGCTTGGTCTGTGCCAAGCATTTTTGAGTGGCGTGCAGCACCACGGCGAGTCCAGAGATACAGGTGAGCCGTGCGATATGGCACCAGGTCAAAATCTTTGACTTGGTCCTTGAAGTCTTTTAGTGCTTGACCTTCAAGCAAAAAGTAGTGCTTACCCGAAATGAACTTGCCCTTGTTGTTGGCAAAATTGTTCTTGATAACATTTGCTGTAGTCCCATACAGTTCTGCAAGTTGTTCAGTGGTCAGCACACGCTGGCCGTTTTGTTCAATTGGTTGTGGTTCATTCAATGTGTTTCCTTCTTTCTTTTGGCCTCTCCTTGGCAGATAATCAAGTTATCTGGTGATGGAAGGAGGTGATTGTTTTGGAGCCTAAAAAGATTGATGATGCTCTGCAACGGGCAATTGACAAGCTTGAGTCAGAACTCAACGTCACTATTCATGCTAGTGACGTTATTGACGCTGTTTCTGAGTCCAATAAGGACAGCAAAAGTTTCTCAATTCGTTTAATTCAGGAAACCCTGCACGAACTTTTTGATGATCGCAATTAATCGCTTATGATGGCCGTTAATTACGATGTTCGTACTCATGTCTGCTGAAATCTTAGAGTGTCCATTGACGTTGCTTGCATCGATGGGCATTTTTTCATTGCGTTCGTTCATACTGTCATCCCCTTTGTGTCTTTTAGGACACTCCAATTGTAAAAAAAATATCCATTGTTTCTGATCGTGTTAGCGGAATTGCTTTTGCTAATGCTTTAATTTCATTTGTCTTGAAGGGACGTTCATCTCGCAGCCCCTTGTAAAAAGTTGATGGTGCTAAATTAATGCCATCATCATTTACTTTTTTAAGTACAGCTGTTACCGTTAGTCCTTTTGACTTGATAGTGCCAAGAAGTTGATCCTTATTCATGTAATCACCTCGTTTCCTTTAGGACACTTTTATTAAAACATCAAAAAGTACAGTTGTCAACACAAAAGTGTCCAAAAAGAAACTTTTTTTCGTTCTCCATTATTTATGTGTATTTTAAGACACATTCGTGCTATTATGTATCCATAGATAGGAGGCAACGTTTATGTCAATCTCATTAAGAGATAGAAGAATAAGCCTAGGACTTACGCTTGAAGAAGTTGGCAACAAAGTAGGTGTCGGCAAGTCAACCGTAAGAAAGTGGGAAACTGGGTCAATTGGAAACATGGGACGTGACAAAATCGCTGCTCTGGCGAAAGTATTAAAAATAAGCCCAATGGATATTATTGATCCAGATGATGAAATACCAAACACCGTTGTTGATAGGATTCATGACACGGTGGTTCAACTCCACCCCGAACGTCAGCAGAAAGTTTACACGTACGCGGAAAAGCAGCTCAATGAACAGCAAAACCCTGACAACGTTGTCAGCTTAGATGAGGCACGTGCAGAACGTAATCTTGATGATCCAGCGTTCAATGTTGAGGTTGATGGTATTGTGGCCGCTGGATATGGTGCCTTTAATGATGATCGCGATGAACCCATGGACACAGTTAAGATTCCAGACAGTGCCATTCCGTCTCACTACGATTACTGCTTTAAGGTTGTCGGCGACAGTATGCATCCTACCTATGATGATGGTGAGTTTGTCTTTGTTCAAAAAACACAAGATGTTACTAACGGCATGATCGCGGTAGTTGATATTGATGACATGACATTCATCAAGAAACTTATTTTTGAAGAGAAGCGTCTGTGCCTTCGGTCATTGAACGATGACGTAGATGAAGAAACTGGCGAACGTATCTACCCGGACTTCTACGCTGACGATACAGACAATATTGAAGTGATTGGTAAAGTTGTCGGATCATACGCATTCAAATAATCTTACGTCCAAATCCTGATCGACGTTAAAAGCTGAATTTTTTGGAGGGATTCATTATGAAGAAATCTTTGCTGGTTGGGCTATCTGTACTGTCTGTTTTTTTGCTTTCGTCTTGCGGAAATAGCTATAATTCCTCCGCTAACGCTAGTAGCAATACGCAAAATGCAGAAACCTCAAAAACGTCAAGATCTGACACTAAGAGAGTGAGCGGTAAATTAACAAAAGTTGGAACTTATTCAGTCCGAGATGGCAGAAAAGCTACTCTGGTTAAAATATTCCACCCAAGTCAAAAACTTACTTTTCAAGAAAATCATAAGAGCGTGGAAGTCGGTTTTGACGATATAAAGATTATTGAAAATGATATTCAAGATTCATCAATAAAAAAGGATCTAGAGGACGCCTATAAAACAAGCATTCATGGAAACAAATTTTATACCGTTCAAATTGACTTCAATTTAACCAACAAAACTGGTAATGATGCATACTTGGAGGGCCTCAGTACCCTGACTATAGGAAACAGGAGTCTTAGTTATGGCCAATTTTACGATCCCACTCCGGGTGTAACAGTATCGAATAATGCTACTTATTCAAACAGCATTGTCGCTGTCATCGAAAAAAATGAAATAAACTTTTCTAGGCTTGGAATTGCTTTCGAAAATATTGACGAGCCAGGCCAATCAAATATGTTAATGCAGCCAACATCTTCACAATATCTTAACTTAAATTAGTTCCTTCCCCCACGCAAGCGGCGTCCCCGTGCAAGCCGGAGAGTGGGGCTTAATGCAAAATAAAAAGCGCCTACCCCACCGAATGGGTAGACGCCTTATGGATCCATGACTGCGTGGTGGGTGCAATAGCACCCGTTTGTATTATAGCACAAGGAGGTGTAAATGATGGCAACATTTAGGAAACGCGGCAAGTATTGGGAATACCGGGTTAAATATACGGATTCCGCCGGTAAACAGCTGGTTGCTTCACACGGCGGGTATCGGCTTAAATCATCTGCACAAGATGCTGCGGAAGCTGTTGAAGATGACCTCAAACGCGGTGGCGATCCTTCCAAAGCTGGAACACTGTTTTTAGATTACTGGGATCAATGGATTGATGCTTATAAGTCAGGCGATAAGTCCCTCAATACTGAATATAGATACACGTTGCTAAGAAAACATTTGAAGTCACGTTTTGACGGTCGTGAGCTTGGCTCAATCCGCCCAATCGAATGGCAACGTTTCCTGAATGATTTTGCCGCTGGCAAGGACCGCAAGAAAGAGACCACACGCAAAGGCCATCGCGAACGTTCAAAGGATATTGTCAGCAAGATGAATAGCTACGTCCGCTCAATGGTTAAGGCAGCCATCAATGACCGTCTGCTCTTTTCTGACTTCACTTTTGGTGCCAAGGTTGGCGGAATCCGTTCAGGAAGCAAAGTCAAAGTGCTTGATCAAGACGACTTTGCACAGGTTAAGTCTGAGGCGGCCGAGAAGGCTTCATATCGAAGCATAGGAGCGTTTGCAGTTTATCTAGGTGCAATGACAGGCATGCGGGTTTCAGAGGTTCTAGCGCTAACGTGGCCCGATATAGATACTAAGAATAATGTGATACATGTTACTCGTTCTTGGGACCACCAGTACGGGACTGGATTCAAGCCGACTAAAACGGAATCATCTGTACGTGATATTGAAGTGTCACCAGCAGTTATTAAGCTACTCGAACAAGTTCATCAAGAACAGATGGCGGCATATCTGCGAGCTGGTTATCGAGATCCCGATCAAATGATCATGCGTAATCAGTGGCACACGGTCATTACTGACACAGCATGTAATAAGGCACTTGCGATTTTGCAAGACGAAGCGAGGATCCCAAAAGAAAAGCAAATCACTTTCCACGGCCTTCGTCACAGCCACGTTAGCTATCTAATTAGTCAGGGAATTGACATCTATTACATCTCAAAACGCCTTGGTCATTCAGATATCACAATTACGATGCGAGTATACGGTCATCTTTTAGACTCTCAAAAAAAGAAGGAAGCTCTGAAAGCCACGGATGCCATGGACCGGCTTTGAATATTTTTGTCCCCTTTTTGTCCCCCTTAAAACAAAAACAAAGCCCTTCTAACAAAAGCTAGAAGGGCTTAATCGTTGATTTAAAGGCATTCTTGAAAGCTAAAATAGGCTAAAGAATGCTAATAAG